CCCGTATCAAATAAACCCCATCACCAATATGTAATTTATAAATCAAAAATTCAATCTTCCGTACCTGAGCACCACGTCAATTCAAGTTGGGTTGGAGAATCCTCCAATCCCGTTCCTGAAAACAGTCATGTTGAAGGTTGTAACAGCAGGCGGTCTGTAGATTCCCAATCTAAGATCATCGCCGAACGACGTAAATATTGTTGGTACAGCAGTACTGCCATACGACAACGTGAGTGTACCAGAACTGATTGGTGCAATAACCTGTGTCTTCGAATTATAGCAGAAATTGTAATGGCTCTGAAAAGGTGCAGAAACATCAATGTAATTAGTTTCAGAAATAGGATAAAGGACTTCTCTTGCGAGTGGTCCAGTTATCGAAGAACTGGAAGTGTATGCATTGGAATAGGCAACAAAATCAAAACCAGACATAGCGTCTATAATAGGGAGACCAGGAATTGCAACATCTCGATTGTAGTATGGAACAAAGAATACCTGGGGAAGGAAACCCTCACCATTTCGGAAAATTCTAAATTTCACACTCCCAGCCCAAGAAGCAAAAAGGCCCCTCCACATGTTTTGAGGTTGAACAGGAATATTCAAATGGTTCATAACAATACCATCTGAAGTTGTCCTAGTCAAAACAGCGAATTGGTCCAATAATGCATTGGAAATTGGGATCACTCGTATATAACGTCGTCCGATCTCATGAATATCAGATATAGTAAACTCAAACTTTTCACCAATCTCCCATTTACATGGTATATTGGATCGTACTGGAGTTTCTTCCATCGTCATAATCGTTTTCTCAGCCTGATCCGTATTCTCACCAGTACCACTGGGATTCACATCTTCGATCGTATCAGTTTCAGGCGGTCCTTGAGCTTCAAAATCCATTAATACCACCGGTATCATGAAATAAAAGTCCGGGGTATCTACCCAAGACGCATTTGTTGGCGTAAAGGTCAAATTCGGGGTAAATCGGTTCAATGTCAGAGTTCCCGAGGAGATTGTGATTTGATCAACCACTACTTCCCACGTTGAAGTCTGTCCAGTCGGACCAACCCAAGTTCCCGTAAATGTCCGATTACCAATTACCGTGTAATCCCCATCAGGAGCCCCAATTCCAGTCCATAATATCTCAAAAACTGACATATTAATGGTTGGATAACCAAGGACATTCCTGGTAAAACCACGATAAATAAAAGCGTCATTAAGCAATTCTCGGCCTCTCCAACCATAAGTTGCAGAAGGTGTATACTCCAAATAATTATTCCACGTAAACGGTGAATTTGGTCGAGGAACGGCCAATTTTGGATTTAAGAATCTCAAGAACACCAAAATCTCAACAGATCCTGAGACAGTATCTGGAGCAATCAAGCTATTCAGCACATAAACACCGAAAGTTCCAAGTGCATAATTTTGGATTGGGTCCGTAACGGACTCACCCTCATATGTCCTTAGAAATTCAGTTTGCGCATTGAACGGAATTATTTCAGTGTGCACGTAATTAGTACACTCATCGTTCGGAGCAAAGTTCATATTAGAAGAATAGTTCACATTTCTTGATCCAAGTACCAATCCGGGAGCTCCATATGCCATCAAGGCTTGTAAGCGAACAGAGTGGAATTTAGTTTGTACAGAAACAAACGTCAATTCCACATCACACCGCCAAAACATAAATTGATTCAATATAGCAATGTTGATAGGAATATTATTCCCTTCAGCAATACCAGCTCTTGTATTCAATGTTATCTTGTAAAGTTCAGTACCAACAGGGGTATCTCTACTCA